AGCTCCGCTACTAGTCTCTTTTGGTAGCAAGGTTTTAAATCTAACCTAAACTTAAACCAAAGGAGACAGCCATGAGAGTTGTGCTAAGGTTTTTGACTCCCACTGAAGTCACAGCGATAAGCTTTGACGGAAGTGAGTATCATGTCTTAGCTACTGAAGTCGTATTTGAAACCAAGATTGGGAAGTTACCCGATCCTGGATTCTTTATGAATTCAGTGCACACTAGTGAAGACATCCACTAGTCTGTAACCCTCTAGGTAGTAGCAGAACTAACGATCTGGGCTTAATCTGCCCGTGTGTCCGTTAACAAAAGGAATCTTTGTATGACGAACGAAGTGATGCGCCGTCGTTCCAAAGGGCAATTATTGCCCGCCGGTAATATGGTAGAGCTCGCAAAGAATAATGGAGCTAGCCCATGTGGCAGTAATTCATGGGCTGTGACTCCAAATCTTTACGGGACCTGCCTTATCGGTGTCCAAAAGACTATGGATGACGTAGTCACTCCACACTTTCGTCAGCGTCAGGCTAAAGGAGAAATGATCTTTAACCCGATGCGGATGTCAGTGTATACCAGTTCGATCGATGACCCTGGTTCTGGGCCTTCTCACCGTGCCTTTCCTACGCCTACATGCATAATCGACGGCCAATCTTTCTTCGGAGAGATTGACTATGCGAGCGGCATGTTAGCGCATGTTTTGGGCGGTGATGGGACTCTACCAATCCCGATAGGTTCAGGTATCATTAGTAATAATGATATCGAAAACCTTATTACAGAGGTTTCTACTGCGGTCATAGCGGCTCGGGGACAGTCTTCCAGTGGTTTATGGGAGTCTGTAGCCGAGTTTCGCCAGACCAAAGCGCTTTTCTCGGGGCCTATAAAGTACCTTTTCAATTTCTTCCGTAAAAACGGCAAGAATATGCGAAGGATGACCCCGGCAGAAGCGTGGTTGACATATCGTTATGGTATAATGCCATTTGTTCACGATGTGACGACCATTGTTAACGGTCTGAAGCTTCCAATCGGCGTCCGTAGAGATACATCCCGTGATCAACGTAGTATACGTGATCTCGGGTCCTCTATGGTCGACGCTTTCTTCACAAATAAATACTACTTTCAATTGTCCTGTGTAACACAGGATGAGATTGTAGTACGTGGAATGAGCGTTGACGAACACGTTGCGAATCTCCGAGATAATCTCGGTTTCTCAACGAAGGGGCTTTTAACTGTCCCTTGGGACTTAATACCGTTCTCGTTCGTGCTTGATTGGTTCGTAAACCTTGGGGATTTCCTCAAGGCTTATGCGCCTTCACCTGGATACAAAACGATAGGAGCCTGTATAACTACAGAGAGGACCATCAGAACCACTTACACGTCGGTTAATACCACGTGGAATGCTGGCCCTGGTGCAATCATCGTTAAGCCGCTAACTGGCACATGTAGTGCCACTTCGTTGCTTAAGCTCCGGCAGCCGATCGGCGCTCCTGGTGTTGTGATTCGTAGTGATTTTCGCTACGCATCTCTCATCAGGGTCGCGGACACCATGGCTTTATTGAGTGTCCTGGCTGCTTCATACTTCGGCGGGGGTCCTTTACCTCGCGGAAGTGGTAGATAGTGTTAGTCCTCTAGTCTAGTTTGGGAGAAAGGAAATCCCCCTTAATAGACGAAAGGCTTCTATCTACTGTTGTTCAGGCATTTTGCCTGACACTCCTGGGTTTTCCAGGTTGCTTACTACTAGGGAGTTATCCCGATGACCATTACCTTCAACACGAAGGCCTACAACGCTGATTCCTTTCAAAAGGATCAGGTCGGCTTTATAGGAGTCCTTAAAACGGTCTCCATAAAAGACGATTTGAAACTCTCCCGTACGCCTCCCAAGGCAACGGTGAGTTTCTCCGGACTGGGCCGCACCGAAGCGAAGCTTACCCGCACTTTGACACTGACCGGCGCTCTCACCCCAACAGGGGATGCGATCGTCGCGATCAGTGTTGCTGTGCCGGTTGGCTATACATCGGCGGACGTTGACGCTCTGCTGAACGATACCGGCGCGCTCCTATCGGGCGCCGATTTCAAAACGCATGTCAAATCACAGAAGATCAGCTTCTAGAGCCTTTTGGCCCCGGAGGTTGAAGGACTGTGTTGACCTTGTTTTGCTCCTCTTAGTTCAGTTGGCTAGCTTAATGCCGGCCTTCATTACTATTTGGAGATCGTTCTAACACTTTTGGGAATGTCCCTTTAGTGTAAACTTTAGGAGTCGTGAGATGCCTAAAATGCAGAAGTCGGCAACCGCTTTCCGACAGAAGCTACGTTCAGAAGCTTTCGAATCATATTTGGAAGTTATGAACGTGTTGTTTCAGCACCACGAGAAGTATGACTTCGTCATCTCTCTTAGAGGCTATTTTCGCTCTAGGAGATTTGACTTGGCCCTACGACTCGCTGATTCTTTGTCTGAGCAAGTGCATTCAGACGCCACGACGCATTTTGTGGCGAATCAGTTTGCGCAGTTAATAAGGAAGTACCCTTGGGAACCTAAGGTCGTTGCTACTGACCCGGAACTCGCGGCTACTAGGAGGTTTCTTTCTGCTGAGCTTCGTTGTAAAAGGCTCAATAAAAAGTTCTTCCTTCTCGATAGAAAACATAACTATCGTCGTCCTTACGGCTCTGATCTTAACAGGATGCGGAGTTTCATCAAGTTTGTTCTTGGTGATTCTCCTGACCTTGATAAGATCTTCCGTAGCTGCTCATACGGTGCTGGTGCCTCTGTTGGTGTTCACGGCAATGCCACCAATCTCTTGCGGAAGATTGCGAGAGAAAAGTGGACCGTGTCGCCAGGTGCTTTTACGTACGGCTACTGGGCTGTTATGCGCGATCCGCACTTAAGGGATGTACTCCTTGAGAGTAGATCAAACATAGCATGCTTGGATTGGGATGCTTCTAAAAACGAGTATTCCAAGAAGGCCCTATACGTAAATTACAACAAAATTAGCTTCGTTCCGAAGACGGCGAAAACTCATAGAGCGATCGCTGTTGAACCGTTGCTTAATGGTTTCCTTCAGAAAGGTGTCGATGTTATCATGCGAAATCGCTTGAAACACATCGGTATCGATCTAAGGGACCAAAGCTTGAATCAAAGAATGGCCCGACAAGGGTCTATCGATGATTCGGAGGATTCGTACGTAACAATCGATTTGTCCAGTGCATCGGACAATATCTCAATTGGTCTCGTGCGGAACCTCCTACCCCCCGATTGGTTCGATTTTTTGAACGCAATTCGGTCACATAGATACGAACTTGGTGGTAAGGTTTATCCTTACCATAAGTTCTGTTCTATGGGGAACGGTTTCTGCTTCCCCCTCGAAACTCTGCTATTTGCAGCGTGCTGTTTTGCTTGTGATTGTGGCAAAGCCGGAACCGATTTTTCGGTTTATGGCGATGACATAATCATTCGCAAGCGATACGCCGAGCGAGTCCTTCGTCTTTTAAAGACGATTGGATTTTCTCCGAATGCAAACAAGACCTTTATACAAGGTCCTTTCAGAGAATCTTGTGGTGCGGACTGGTTCGGTGGTGTAGACGTTCGTCCATACAGTTTGGATCATGCTCTCGATTCAATTGAGGCATGCTTCAAATGGCTAAACCTTACTCGAAGGGGAGAGCTAACTACTCTCTTCTTTGAGTGTACATGGCCCATTGTTTTGGACCGAGTACCGAGTCGTTTCAGATTCTTCAGACCCTATAAAGGGAATGCGGACTCTGGGATTGACTCGTGGGCGGATCAACACCTCACATCTCCTCATTGTTTCTTCGATAGAAGAAGCTATGTTTGGATCTGTAAGGAGTTGAAACATACCCCTATTCGCGATAGCGAGTCTGGGTCTGTTGCCTATCGACGGGATTCTGTCGATATGTATGCGCTGCTTTCTGGTCTTCATAGTGAAGACTATCGAGTAGCGTACACTGTTCGTCGAAAGACGAGAACGACTGTTACGAGGGTCATTAGTTCAGCAGCCACTTCAAAATGGCTGCCTGGTGACCCAAGGACAGAAGTATGGCCAAATGCCATACGCCGTAGAGGGGATGGTATCCCTAACGGTTAGTCTTACGCGTTGCCTCTCTCCGAGGGGTGATGTTTTGCTTCTC